GGGCCAGAAGTACCTTTTGATCCAGAGCTTGAAGCTATGCCAAAGCGAAGTGAGGAAGAAGTAGAAGCACAAATCAAAACAAGAACAAAGAAGAAGTCTTAAAAAAATAGTTTGCCAAACCTCCTGATAACGGAGACGGCACAATCACAATGAACCCAGACAATTTTAATGAAGAGGACGCAATAATTGCTAACCCTGACGACATTAATAATGAAGGAGAGAACACTCCAGGAAAAACCGATCCGGAAGCCGAACCGGTAATCGACTACAAACAGAAGTTTAGTGAGTCATCAAGAGAAGCTCTAAGGTTGCTTGAAGAAAGTAAAGCCAAAGATGCGGAGATTGAAAGACTACGAGGACTAGGCGAACAATCAAGTGAAAGCCTTTATCCAGGCTTCGAGGATTTAGATGAGGACCAAAAGGAAAGCATGTTAAGGTTTACAAATAGTCTTAAAAGTAATATTAAAGAAGATTTGTATAAGGACCCAGCTATTGCTTTCCAAAGAAAAATGTATAACGAAAATAAATTCGATACTGCATTATCTTCACTCATTGATAAATACCCAGGGCTTAAAGAATCGAAAGATGATTTTAAAACAAAATACTTCAAGGCTGATAACGTACCGGACAATATCGAGCAAATACTTGGAGATGTAGCTAAAATCTATCTCTTTGACAAAGCAAAGGAAATCGGAGCATCTGAAGAGAAAGAAAGATCTAACCGTTTAGATACTGAGCGAGCTAAAGGTGGGGAAAGAACCCCACAAACGACTCGTTCACTAGAAGATTGGCAAAGAATGGCACAGGAAAATCCTGCTAAATTCGCTAAGCTTTCTAAAGAGTATAAGACCGACTTAGAATCTGGAAAACTCGGGGAGTAAATATCCTGATATAAGGCCATAACTATTTAAAAACTTTAATTTTACAATATTATGAGCCAAAACTTAGCGGCGTTTACGCCAATAAAGTATAGTTTAAAACTCGTTGAACTTTTATACAACGATACAATCTATACTTCAATCACTAACACTGATTACGAAGGACAAATCAAAGACGCAGGAGACAGAGTACGAGTTAGAACTGCTGCAAAAATCACGCTTTCTGCATATACAAAAGGCATGACTCTTGTTAAGCAAGACTTGAACCCAACTTCTGAAGATTTGATTATTGATCAACAACACTATTTCTCTTTCGGAGTAGATGATGTTGATAAAATGCAAAACGACATTGATGCTATCAATGAGTATGCAATGAACACAAAGAGAGATATGGCAGAACTTATTGACACTGATCTTCTTACATACGGAAGAAAAAATGTTAATGCTGCAAACATGGTTGGTACAGCTTACGCAACAGGAACTGCTGCTATCGCTGCAACAACTGGAGTAGTAACAGGAACAGGTACAACTTGGACAGCGGCTATGGTTGGAGGTATATTCACTCATAACACTCATGCAACGTCTTACCTAGTGGTATCACGAGCTTCAAACACTTCTATTACTATCGTGGACCTTGATGGTATTGCGTATACAGGAGGTGTTAGAGCTGATGGAGCTTACTCTATTGCTGGAGCGACTGCTCTTGCTCTTACAAAGTCTAATGTATACCAATACATTGTGGCTCTAAGAACAGCACTAGGAAAATCTCTTGCTCACAAGAAAGATAGATTCCTAGTAGTAAACTCTCAATTTGAAGGGTTGCTATTACAAGCGCCAGAATTCATCCCTGCTGTACAAACAGCTTACAACGACGTTGTAAAAAATGGTTTGATTGGTAAAATCGCAGGTTTTGAAGTATTCACTTCTGAACTTGTATCTGGAGACAACACAACAGGTTATTGGTTCCTTGCTGGAAACAAGAGCTTTATGTCTTTCGCAGCGCAGATCATGAAAACAGCTGTGGTCCCTTCTGAAGCGGATCCAAACAGTTTCGTGTCTACATGTAAAGGACTATTGGTTTATGGTCGAAAAGTATTCGCAGGTACACGCGCGCACGGTGCAGTACTAAGAGCTACTCTTGCATAAATCTACTCTACACCTCTCCGACGAGGGGTGTAGGACTAGGTTTAGGAATAATAAAAAATCGCCATGACAAGCAACCAAATAATAAGTTTATCGAGGAAAAAGATGTTGGAAACAACAGATGATATTTTAGATGACGCTACAATAGAGCTATATCTAAACGAGGCAAACATAGATCTAAGAATCCGGCTATTTCCTAATAATGCAATTAAAACAGCGACAATAAGCTTTACTAATGGTGTTGGAACTCTTCCGACTGATTTTGGTACTCTATATGGTGATCCTTACGCGGTAAACTCTAGCTCTGAAATCTATCCAGAAGTATCTATAAACGACTTCTCAAGAGAGGTACAAAATAGAATGGTGACTATTGAAGGAGGTACTATAAAAATAGCGCCAAACACAACTGGTTCTGTGATTATTAAGTATTATCCAAACTTTGAAACACTTTCTTCTACAGAAGATCCAACTCTCCCGGCTTATTTCCACGAGCTTTATATCTATGGAATCCTTTATAGAGCTTTTGAGGACCTTCAAGATGAAGCTTTGTCTAAATATTACTCTGAAAAGTATGAAGAAATGCTTATGGCAAAGTCTGCAAACTATTCAAACTACGAAGAAGGAAACCAAAGGGGTGGAGTACTATTTAACGGAATTGATATGATCGGTGACGGTGGAAATGGAGGAGGACCTAACTTTTTTTAAACTATATGGGATTCGATAAGCAAATTTTCACGATAGAGCAAGATGATTTAGCAAAAATCATTGACGTTGATGACTCTGTTGGACGAAGTGTGCCTATCAATATGAACTTTATCCAGGAAGGTTACCTTTCAAAAGACACTGGGTATGAACTATTTGGCTCGGTGGACACAGAACTTCGTCACTCACTCTTTCATTTTAAGAAAAAGAATGGTATTTCATATATTTTAAGCGGAAAAGGTACAAAACTACAGTCCTATAACCACAAAAGAGTATTTACAGCAGTAAACGCTACAGATATTATGACTTCCGTTGCGCATGGAATGGCAAATGATACGCCTGTTTATGTACAATCCACTCTAACGCTCCCTACAGGCCTTATAGCCAATACTATTTACTATGTTATAAACACTGCTACTGATACTTTCCAGCTCTCTACGTCTGTTGGAGGCTCTGCAATAGACTATTCTACCGATGGAACTGGCACTTTGTATGTTTTTAGAGTAACACCAGCTTGGGAAGATCTATCTCCGACGTTTACAGCCGGTGCTGAATTCGGATTTTCTGCCTATAATGATGAACTTTGGCTTTGTAATGGTGTAGAAGACTACAGAAAATGGGACGGTATGACGTTTACAGACTATGCTTCGGCTCCAAAGGGTAATATCTTGGAAGTTTTTGAAGATAGAATGTTCGTTGCTGGTGTTTCTGCGGAGCCTTTAACTACTTACTACTCAAACGTAGGTGCGCCACAGACTTTTACAGGTACAGACTTAATAAAACCTCTTGGAACGGACTCAATAACAAACATGAAGAACTATTATGGTACCATGATGCTCTTTAAGCAGGATAGTATATGGAAAATAACCTTTATATACGATCAGATTGCGGCCGCTTTCGTACCAAAACTAGAATCACAATCCGGAACTTACGGCGCATGCTCGCGAAAGGCTGTTTCTTGGGTAGAAAATGATCTATGGTTCTTTACCGGGCGTGAAGTACGAGCTATCGGGTTCGTGGACCGACAGATTGGTGTGTTTGGAATTAATTCGTCTGTTATATCCGAGCCAATTAAGGACACTCTACAAAAAATAAGCGTATCAAACTACAGTAAAATTGTAACTTTTTATAGTAACCGAAGATTTTATCTTGGGGTACCTTTGTCTTCTACGACAGTAAACGTACTTTTCGTTTGTCACACTCTCTATAACAATGCCTGGACAAAATATACAGAAAGAGATAAGTCTCAAGTAAACGATTTTATGGTTATTGATGAGGTCTTATATACAACTAAAAACATAGTAGATAATTATGGAGTTATAAAATGGACCAATTCTTTGAACGACTTATCCACAGCCATATCATCGGAAGTTTTCTTTAGAAGGCTAGAAGACGCTGAATTTACAAGGTTTAGAACGTATCGGTACCTTGATTTACTATTTAAAGATTTGGAAGGAATAGTTTCTGGTACACTACGATCAGAAGCAAGCGACACAGCATCAGAAAAAACAAAAAGCTTCTCTCTCGGAAATATTACAGAAAATGAAGAGAACACTTTAGGAGAAGTTCCGTTTGGTAATTCACTCGTTGCAGATGCTTTCGGAGATGCCGGTCTAGTCAGTCCATTCATTAAAAGAAGAGTTTCGTTTCTCTCAAAGAATCAAGCAATATTAGTTGGACTTCGTAACAGCGCGCTAAATGAAACCTTCACGATTTGTAAGTTTAACCTGATAGGATTTGAACAGCCGAAGAAACAAATGAGTAGTAGAAAAATTATAAGCTTAGGATAAACAATATGGATATATTAACATTACAAAATTTTTATAAAGACTCTGTAAAAGTCGCTTGGACAGCTGGCTCTGGTAACTTTTACGTAAACACAAAGCCGGTACCAACTTCTGGTATTCTTGTGGTGAACCCTTCAAGTACTTCAAAACGAGAAATAATCCGGTACAGCGCGGTTGGGACAGATGGAACTGGTGACTATATCACTGTTTCAAGCGTAGCTGATAGAGGTTTAGGTGGTACTACAGCGCAAGTGCATGCAGTAGATGAACCTATCCGGATGAATATCACAGCTGAACACTGGGATAATATCCAAGATGCTATAGATCAACTTCAAGCTGATCTAGCAGTGGCTATTTTAGCTGGTGCTTCGTTTGCTTCTCCTACAGTGGCTGGTATTGCTCGCCTTACAAATGCTCCAGATAAAAGTATTGGTACTGTAACTATATCTATCGCAACGCCAGGAGTAATCTCACGAACAGCTCATGGAATGTTGGTAAATGATAGAGTAAAGTTTACAACAACAGGCGCGCTTCCAACTGGAATCGTGGCAAGTACAGAATACTATGTTATTGGTACAGGCCTTACAGCTGATGCCTTTCAAATATCTGCGACTCTTGGTGGTACAGCGATAAATACAAGTGGAGGTCAATCAGGGGTCCATACTCTAGTACGTACAACTCCTTATGTTGTGGAAGATAATGATGCAAGAATACCAACAACAGCGGAAAAAGCTCGTATTCCTTCTGTAGATGAAGATGCGGCGATGGCTGGAACTGTTGGTGTACCAAATACAGATAATAAATACGCAACAGAAAACAACTCTTCTGCTTCAGGCACAGACCAAGAGCAAACAACACAAAACTCAAGCGTAGAACTCGGAGAAGCAAATGCGACTACAAAGAAAAACAAAATAGCACAGTCTTTCAAACCTACTAAAAATAAAATACGAGGAGTAAAGCTATACAAATCAGCTAACACAGGAACAGCTTTTACAGGAACTGTAACAGTAACACTTCAATCAGACTCATCTGGAAGTCCAGATGGAACACCTCTTGCAACTAAGGTATTTACAAATAGTCAGTGGGCCATAGAAGCTGTTGGGGAAATAGAGGCCTTGTTTGCCACAGAATATGCTTCACTACTAAACGTACCAGAAACAACTTATTGGATCGTAGTAGAAACATCTACATCAGATAACTCAAACCATCCAAACTTAGGCTTTAATACTGCTGGGGGTTATACAAACGGAACTCTTAAATACAACAACACCTCAGATGGTTGGGTAGAAATCACGGGGGATGATTTATACTTTAAAACTCTAGAGGGAAATGTAGACCAGAATGTAAAAACAGATAGCGCTGGTAAAATACCGAAAGCATTTTTTGACCCAGCTAAAATGCCATTCCCGGGCGCACAACAAACACTAAAGTTTGAACAAGCAAGCGGGTTTAGAAATGGAGCATCAAATAAAGATGGTTCTGTTTTTGTACTTAAAAACAATGACTCCACAATAATAAGATTCCAAAGAGATGCTATTACAGGTCACTACTATACTACACACACAGGTTCAGTTACATCATCAGCATATTCAACACTAACAATAATTGGTGACTATATTTATTATTTCTATGATCCGGGTAATGAGGTTGTTTGTAAAAGATATGATTTAGCAGACTTTGGCAACGCAACCACAATGACAATGCCAACATACGATACAAGTGGTGCGAACTACTATCAATTTGCTTGGAATGATGGAACTCACTTGTACTTAAACAATGACAAACAAAGTACAACATACTATAAATTGGTAATAAGCGGAACAACACTAACACAATCTGCAACAGGTACTTGTTTACAATTAGCTGGTACTGCTGGAACAAATGGAAACTTTAACTGGTTTGATGGAGAAAATGTTTATGTAGCGTATGGTGCGACTAATGCTATTAAAAAACTTGACAATATTGCTGGGTCAAGTGTAACCACTATATATGATGCCTACATATCTTCAATCACATCTTCTTGTAAGTTCATATTACCGATAGACAGTGACAGAGTATATGTTGGTACATTTAGAATAATATACGACCAAACTACTCAAATAGGACAGGTCTTAGAGCTTTACCCATTTTCTAAAGTTTAATAATTAAAAATATATGGCAAGAAGAAATAATAGAAGAAGAAATAGAAGTTCAAGAACCTACCAAGACTCCTCTGGTGCGTATCACTCAACCCACGCCTCTGCGGCGGCGGCTAATACAAGAATGGGTACAAACCCTAGCACTAATGGAGGTGGAGGTGGTGGTCAAGTAGCAGGAGCTTCAGACTCAAATATCCCTCCAGGTGGGGGTGGTGCTTCTGGACGTTTTGCTGATATTGATCCAGGATCAGAAGCAGGTCAAGGGATTATACAAGCAGATAATGAAGCTATTACTTATGGTGTACCACTTTCTGAATCATCAAACTTTCGAGCTAGTGGTGGTGGTGTAGATAACTATATAATTCCAGATGGATTATATAAAGGTATGAACAGGTCACAAGCTGAAAAAGCACGAGCAGAACAGTTAAAATCAATTTCAGCTAACACAGGCTACGCTTTTAACACAGACTTCACTTCCGGGATTAAAAAAGCTTCTGAATCTTTAAATGCAAAACTTCGCGACACAATGTCTGATGGTTGGCTTTCTAATGGTTCTAAAGAGGACCAAAAGAAAATACTTACTGAAAGTACAGCTTCACAAATCGCAAAACTATTCCCTTCTCTTGATGAATTTAATAAGCAATACAACTCAAA